ACAGAACAAGTTACCTTTACAGTAGAAGGAAATGTAGGAACTGGAAATGCATACTACTATGAGTACTATGATGATAATTCTTANCATACTATTCCAGCAGCTAACATGACTCAAACAGTCACCAACTATCAATATGAAATAGATAAGGAAGATGATAAAAGAAATATATTCTTATTGAAACCAGACTATTTGAATGTAATGTTCAATGATATAGATGACTTCATGCCATATAAAAAAGGTGCCGCTCAGTATGTGAGTGACACCTTAAAGAAAGGAGAAAATATTAGACTGTATCAGTAACCTATTTAAATAGATTAATGTATGCTGCTATGACCAGAAGGGTCAAGCAGATCTGATTATATTTCAACTATCAGCTAACTTTTGAAAGTAACTGAGTGCTTCATCTTCTTCATTAGAAGATCCTGAAGGAGCAGCAGCTACTNCAACTGGTTCTTCAGATTCAGAAGCAACTTCNTCATCTANTCTAGGAGCTTGGACAGGTTTCTGTCCCAAGACAGTCTTCAAACGTCTCTCCAAATCTTCATAAGATTTGAACTGATCAGGAGCAGTAATGGCAGAGAGTGAATACTCTTTCTTCCATANTGCTTCCAATGCATCGTCATCATCTAACAAAGGTACTACCTTNTCAAACTCTGACTTATCATAATTCCAGAACCCATCCTTCTTCACAATCTTCAGCTTGAAGTTTGCACCTTGCCAGAAGTCAAAAGGATTGATTGGAGTTTCATCATCAAACTCTGGTTGCATTGCTTCCAGAACCTTATCAAATATTTTCTTACCATACTTGAATAGGAATACTCTACCCTCATTCTCTGGATGAAGAGGATCTCTTACCACATATACATTTGAGTAGTAAGATAGTTTACGCTTTTGCTTACGTACTGTATCCTTATCAGCATCATTACCACTGTTCCATAGAGTACGGTTGTAGTCAGAAACAGGGTCTTTACCACCTGCTGTGGTTAAAGAATTCTCAATGTACCATCCACCTGGTCCTTGGAATGCATGTGAATANACTTTNACCCAAGGGAGTTCTTCCCCATCAGGTGCTGGTAAGAAACGAATAACTGCTGACCCTACGCCAGTCTTATCCAGTTCTGCTTTCCAGNATCTATCATCTGNNCNACCTGGAGAAGAGTTCATCTTCTCTACTTCTTTTACTAACTTATCAGTAAGAGAACCCAGTTTGGATTGCTTCTTTAGAGAATCAAAAGACATTTAGATTACCTCGTATTTGTTGAGATTTGGCTTGTGTGTATCCAGTATACTTGAGTCACCTTGCAGTGTCAAGTACTAAANCCTTAAGGATTTTTTTGTAATGGAATACATCTATATTTAGGAAGGGAGAATACTTTTTCATTCTAGTAGAAGTGACCTTCCACACAGGATCACCTAGTTTATTATCAAAATTATTTTTATATCCTAGTATCCTATCCAAGATTAACATAGTCTCCAAAGATATACTACCTTGAAGATGTTTCTTTAATAGTTGAGGGTGTCTACTACCTTCTATAGCAAACAACTTATCAAAATCTCCACCAGATATATGTGAGTCTACTTCCTGCTTGAAGACATAAGATAGTGACTGTACTTTCCTACACCACTCCTTATAATTACTATCTCCATTCTTCATCAGGTCTCCAATCCATAAAGTCTGAGGATCACTGCATGAAACAAAGTTTGCTACAAAAAAATCTTCTACTTCCTTTTCAGTCTTCTTCCTACACATTTTCTCAAACCAGAACCTATCCTTTCTCTTNTANAAAGTCTCTACTGTTGCTCTGGTTCTACCATTATACTTGTGGTAGTCATAGGAATCTTTAGTAAAATGATTTTTGAGTGCAAGATAAATCTTATAGCAATCAAAGGGCATCATNAAAATATAGGTAGTTTAGCTCTGGATGTTCTCTTTAAAAAATTAAGTTCCTGTGCTTGATACTTAATCTTTTCCTTCAGTGGTTTAGGTATCAGTTTAGGAACTGATTCTAAGTCTATACTATTCTGCTCACAGAAATGCACAATGGCATCAATGTAATTCATGTTTTTATTATCCAATACAAGTTGTTCAATAGCTTGAGCAAAACGTGTAGGACAAAAGAATTTCTTCTCAAGAACCTTTTCTAATTCATTGTCCATCAATTTACGTCCCAGTGTGGTTACTAACAAACTCTTTAATATACTTGACTAGAAGTTTAATATAATCCCCTTTGTTCCTTTTGTCAAACACTTTTACCTCACCATTAGGNGTAANCATGATGGTGATTAACTTAGTGACTGGTATATCAGTNAACTCATAGTAGGCAGCAGCATAGAACATCTCCTGCACAAAATAATTCTCCAACCATTTCTCTGGTTTAATCTTAGTTGAAGTCTTGAAATCTATTACTGCTAACTCTCCCTCATACTCCGCTATACAATCAACTCTACCAGCAAGACCAAGGTATTCTGAGTAGAGAGTCCTCTCTATAGCGTGTATGTTATTTATCTTATCCAGATATGGTGTAGCATGATGGAACATGAACTTAGTTGCTGGCATATAATCATCCCAGTTAAGTTCTCTATTCTCTAGATATGCCTGTGCTGCCTCATGATAATCAGTACCCCTAGTAGTAGCAGCCTTGGTTATCTTATTAGCTTTCTCTTCTCCTATCTTCTTACGCCAGTTAATAAAAATCTGTCTATTATAAAAAGAAGTTACTGATGTAATAGATGGAACCCACTTACCACTTGGCAACTGATACAACCTACAACCAGGAGTTTCTCTTTTATCTAATTCAAGATCACCTAAAAAATTACAATGGGTAAAACTCATAAATTCAATTCCAATTTAGATAGTAGATATTCTTTACACAATCCTGACCTTACTATATCTTCCACACCAAATTCAATGATGTCTACTGATGGCATGATCCTAAGGATATTCATGAAGTCATGAATACCATTCCTTTCATTCTGTTTAATTAAGTCAGTCTGAGTAGCATCTCCACAGAACATAATCTTGGAGTCTGTACCTATCCTTGTTATTATACTATCTAATTCATGAAAATTCAAGTTCTGAAATTCATCAACTATAACTATAGCTCTGTCNAATGTAGTACCCCTAATNAATGAGGTGCTCCAGAATCCNATACTCTCCTGTGCTTTGAGGTTGCCATACAACATCTCAAAGTCTGCCTCACTAGGCATCTCAAACATATACTTAACCATATTCTTATATGGTATCTGATATAGGTAAGANTTATCCTCATGGTCACCAGGTAAGAATCCAATCTCCCTAGTGGCAACAAGTGACCTTACAATGTAGATCTTATCATAGGGTGTATGTGGATCTAACACATCACCTAGTGCATTGAATAGAGTAATGAATGTCTTACCTGTTCCTGCTGCACCATAGGCAACTAGGTTCTTATCCTTAGCATAAGAATCAAATAAAGCTTTCTGATTGTCTGTAAGGGCTTCTACATCCCTTAGCATATCAGCATTGATTGGTTTCTTTCTTTTCATCTGTTTAGATGTTAATCCAACTCCAATAGGTTGGTCCCCATTCTTCTTCTTTCTAGGCATAATTATAGTTTAAAAGGTTTCACAGTTGCACCAGGTTGTTTAGATACCTTGTGCAATACATCATTCCAACCAGGATTCTTCTTCACTAATTTCTCTTGCCACTCTCCNACTTCTCCTACACCAGCACATCCTTGACTCCAATCTTTATCCCAGTCAGGATTTTCTTCTCTCCATTTTTCATAATTACTCATAGTTAAGGAAAGAGTTTGAGTCTCTCCAGTCTTGAGATTTTTCACAGGGTATGTTGGCATAAGTAAACTTTTGGGTAGTTTTATTTAGACCCATTCAAGGGCTTGAGAGACACTAGGGAACTGCTCACAGAATATTCTTCTGCATTCTTCAGCAATTCTCATGTGTTCTTTCTGTGTTCCATGNGCAGAACGNANNTTGATGTAGTGTATCCACGACCTCACAGAACCAGTCATGTATAGTTTAGTAGGTGTGGCAAGTGGTAGGACAAACCTAGCACACTCCTTAGCAACACCAGCATCTANCATCTCCTTGTAGAGTTTCATTCCTTCTGCAAAATGCTTCTGCATTTCTAGTTGAAAATCTTGTACTACAAATCTATCTAAGTCATCAATAGAGTTCTGTCTGTTCTTATCATCCTGCCTTCTTAGTTCTGGTAAAGGTATCTCTTCAGCAAGCATACTACTATCAGCATACCTTTGAGAGAACTCTTGATATGTAAATGATCTATGCCTAAGTATCTGCGCTGCTAATCCTCTGGTAGTACTCATCTCCAGAGTCATATGTGCTTGCTCAAATACTGACCAATGATCGTGCTTTATGCAGTATCCTAGTAACCCAGCTACCTTTGGATTGT